ACAAAATTATCACCATACTTACAAGTGTTTCTTGTCCACATTGGAAGATTGGTATTAATATCAAGATTATTGTTAAAAAGGTCGGCAAGTATTGATTTTATTCTTCTTGATTCAGAATAAATTTGAAGCATGAATCCATCTTGATTAATTGTTGTAGATTCTTCAGCGTATATATCTAAAGCAGCACCAATTTCAGGAGTAAACTCCATTGACTCATAGTCATAGAATGAAGAAAGTCTTGTTGGTTCATAATATACGGCTTGGGTGTAGAGGTTATGCTCAATTTTTGACCATTGATTTGCGAGATAATAGTTTTGTTGAGCCTGTAACTTTTCTCTTTCGTATTCTTGTTTGGATGTAGTTCTAAGTAATTCTTTTTTATCATACTTATAAGTAGGATAATCTTGACCCAACAATGAGTTAGGTCCAAATGCTTGAGATAATCTTTGCCAAACTGTTAATTTACTATTTTCCATTAATTAAATTTAGTAACTTTTATCTTTCTTATAAATAGTTTAAATTTAACATCCTATAACAAAATTTGGATTACAATATATTTCAGTGTTTCCGATTATTTCATACGCCAAAGTTTGAGAAGGTGAAAGTTGAAAATTTGTAATCGTGTTACACCAAACTTTAAAATGGTTTGGGGCAGCTACAAGATTAGTGGTACAATTGAAATGGTACATTTGTGATGGATATTCGCAAGCTTTGGAAGTATATTGAGTTAATGATGGGGGAAGTCCGGATATTTGCCAAGGAATCGTATCATTCTGAAACTGGCCGCCGGAACCTGCACCGTAACCCGATTGTGCTGTAGAAGTACACGCTGTGCTTCCACTACAATTATATTCATTCCATCTTCTGTCCTGTAAAAATGGAAAATTTACAACAGCTCCAGTTGAATTAAAAAGAAAAAAGTTTGTTGTTCCTGTAGAATCAGTATTTATTTCATTGACTATAGTATTCGCAGAATCTTGACAACCATTTCGACACTGTGAAAAAATTTCAAGGTTTTGAGTTGTCGGCATAGTAATTCTCATTGAATAGCTGGCGCCAGTGGAACCTGTCGATACAACAGAAGACGTATGAATACGGTATCTTTGAAAAACTCCTCCTCCGAAATTACCGGCAACTCCTGTTCCACCCCCTTCAGCGGAATTACTTCCGCAGGTAGACGAACCTGATGCAGTAGGTATTACAAATTGTAAACTTCTATAATACCTAGGGTCAGAAGGATTATTAGTTGACAAAGTTCCACCCGTAAACGTTCCTCCTGAAAATGGTCCAACGATAAGTGCTCCGTTTGAATCAGGTGAGGCATTTGGATAAGTTGAAGCGGTACAAGCCGAAAGAACCCATACAGATGAACCTGATAGAGTGTTTCGAAAACTTTGTAAATAATAGTTTATAACACTTTCGTTTGATACAATATCAATTACTCCTACAGCCGGAGAACCGCTCAAATATTTATTATATGTTATCGAAGCCGAAGGAAAGGATGTTCCACAATTTATTGTAGTTGTATTACCGCCAACATTACATTGGGAACTATCTAAGGACATATTACAATCAACCAATGTATTTTTAGATATTTGAGAATTAGGGGTTGTACTATAAGAAACAAATGTACTACCCTGTTTAAAGAAATTAGTTGGGTTTGAACTTGAATTGTAATAAGCATAAACATTTACATTTGAACCTGAAATTTGTGACCATGTACAAGCCGATATTGAATATCTTAATTTACTGTAACAAGCTTGGTCATCAACAGTTATTGAGCTTTTAACAATTTTCATGGGCGTGTCCTCGAAATTATCATGAATACATGTACTACAATCAAAGGTAGGTAAACATTTTAAATTTAGAGACCATTCGGTATTTCCAGGATTTGGAGTAATTTGTATCGTTAAAGAATCATTTGCACTCCTGTTAGTAAAACTTGTTAATGATAAAACTTTTTTAAAAGAGGAAAAATCAGCACTTCTTAAAAAAGCACTATTAGTCAAACTACTCGTAGTTAAATCAGTACCAACATTAATATTTTCAACGACCATCTGATTGGGTGTAGTGTTAACACCATTATATGTAATCTTTAAGTTATCAGGTACAGATTGACCAGAAAAAGAATACGCAAAAAAATTAGTTCCATTTGCAAGTTGGAAAGTTACGTTTAGGGGTATTGAAGATGCCCCTGTTCCGCTAAAATAATATGAGTGTGTATATGGTTGGGATGGGGTGTTTCCGTTATCACATGTTAATGGAGAAACAACCACTGGTTCAAAACAGTCCAAATTTGCATCATAAGTACCAGTGCCTCCTGTATTAGAAAAAGTAATTCCACTAATAATTACTCTATCTATGACAGGAGTATACGTTCCAGCTTGTGCAAATACGAATCCACTTCCTGTTAATGGATGAGTAAACTGATATAAAGAAGAAAATGTATTACCTTTTCCACTTCTAAATGCAATATTTGTCGAACTATTTGGACCGTACCAATTTATAACGTAGTTGGATATTGGAGTAAAACAACTTCCTGTTAAATCTCCAGCCAAAATTTGACTATTAGTAGTTAATGGATATGTGGTAAATCCAAGGTCACAAGTATTACAAAAATTGTCCGATTGAATTGGTATTGTAACACAACAACTATTTGTTGGGTCAATGAGTCTTATATTTGTTGTCCCGTCTGGAACATCTGTAAAAATGTAAGGGCAAGCTGCTCCTGTAATTTGACTTAAATTTACGTAAGAAAATGGAATATTATAAGAGTCAAAATCAGTATAAGCCGAAAGAATTGTATTAAGTGGGGTTGACCCTGTATTTGTTAAACATGTTGAAGCTGAAAATGGCATTTATATTTTTTTTATTTTTTATGGACAAGGAGTTGGGGTTCCGGCTAAAGTAAAACAATATTCACAACCAGAATTATTACTACCACTACCTATTAATTTTATTATATTACTTGGTGCAAATTTAGACGCTTGTATTGTTATTCTGCTATTCTTTCCTAAGTCTGATAGGAAAGAACCTGAAGTATTAAAAATTTGATAAGATGAGTTACCATTTTGATTATCAAAAATTATATTATTATTTATTTGACTAATAGTGAGTAGCGGGTCAATAGGGGGACAAGCGTTAAGACCATCTGAAAAAGAAATTCCATCCATACCACAGTTATTACATGCAGGTGGACCGGGAGGGGACACAGTACAAGCACTTAGTTGAGTAATTTTACAGGTTGCCTTATCCACTGACACATAGTAAACTCCGTCAGTTTGATTTACTGATGCAGATGTATTTACCAAATTTACCCAAAAAGAAGTAAATGGAAGAGCATTACAATTACAAGCACTAGGAGAACTATATAAAGTTCCCCCTACCGTGAAGGAACTAACATAAGTTTCTCCTGTCTGAATAGACACTGTAACATCTTCTGAATAATTTAAATATGATTCACAAGAATTAGTGTAATTTAAATTACCTATATTAGTTAAGGTCCCAGTTTGATTTACATTATCCCACCATCTTCCTGTCAAATTTATTAAAGTAAGTCCTCCAGGTGGAGTACAAGGTGGTTGAGTTACTTCACACTCTATGGGGAAATTTTCAGTGGAGTCACTTACAACAAAACTATATGTTCCAGCGACTAATCCAGTAAAAGGTAATGTAATTGTATTACCTAAATAGGTTATAGTGTAAGGAGGAGTTCCTCCATTTATAATTAAATTTACTTGCCCATCATTACCACCAAATGTACTTACATTTGTAGAGTCACATTCAACACTTAAAGGTGCGGGAGGCTCAACCTCAGGACAAGAGGCTCCAGAACCGCAATCACCCAAAAGAAGTACTACACCTCTAGGGTCGGGTACGTTTGGAGTACTTCCACAAATATATGTATATTGTATACCTATTATAGAAGAAGAGCCAGCTTCAACTTGAGTTCCTGTTAATCTCCATGCTCCAACACCTTTACAATCTAAGTTGTAGTAAGAAATTTGTACAGCGGGAGTAGCTTTCCAAGACGTATTTTCAATTCTCCAACATCTACATGTTGCGGGTGTTCTAGTTGGGGTTGGGGTCTGTGTTTTAGTTGCGGTTGTAGACGGGGATAAACTTGTGGATACAGTAGGTGTAGGGGTCGCGGTTTGTGTTCCATCAGGAGTTCTAGTGGGTGTCTGAGTATTAGTTGATGTGTGAGTCGGCGTACTTGACTTTGATGGGTCTGGTGTACCTGTTGAAGTTCTAGTTGGTGTTGGGGTACTTCCAGGTGTTGAGGTATTTGAAGGGGTTTGAGTTGGTGTTTTAGTGTTTGTTGGTGTTCCAGTTGAAGTTGCTGTTTGAGTTTGGGTTGGAGTATTACTTGGAGTTTCTGTTTGAGTTGGTGTAGTAGTTGGCGTTTGGGTTTTGGTGGCGGTTGGCGTAGGGGTATTACTTGGAGTAATAGACGGAGTTGGGGTATTACTTGGAGTAATAGACGGCGTAGGTGTTGGTGTATTGGTTGGGTCTTTACTAGGGTCTGGTGTGCCTGTTTGTGAAGGTGTGTTAGTTGGAGTTCTAGTGTTTGATGGGGTTTGGGTGTTTGAAGGTGTGTTTGATGGAGTTGCCGTATTAGATGGTGTTTGTGTTTTAGTACTTGTGGGTGTTTTTGTTGGTGGTGGTGTCTCATTTGCCGTTCTTGTTGGAGTTTTTGTAATAGTATTCGAAGGAGTTTGAGTTGGAGTTTTAGTTGGAGTTTTAGTAACAGTTTTAGTTGGGGTATTACTTGGAGTAATAGATGGGGTCGGAGTATTAGTTGGGGTAATCGAAGGTGTTGGTTTTGGAGATATTTGGGGACCTGGTGTATCCTCAATAAAAGGAGGCACATCCATGGGTTCTCTAATAACACTTTTAATTTGGTTATTATCAACTACTTGTTTTGAACCATCGTATTTTCTACCCGATTTGGGTCTACTTCTTAATCCCATTATTTAAGTCCTCCGAATAACCAATTATAGTTCATATAATCATTTTTTGTAGGCTGATTGTTAACTTGTTTAGTATCAGATATTGTTGGATTAAAATAATCTGACCTTCTTTGTGTATTTGTTGAAACTTGCCAAGATTCTAGCATAGCCTTTGTGTGTTGAGTTACTTTTGATATTGATGTAAATGAAGATTCTGAAACGTAAGTACACATCGATATTGACATAATTAAGTCATCGTGATGTCCCTTTTGGTGGTCAGGTCTTCCATTTATATATATAAAGGTACCCATTTCATTTAGTAATCTCGATGAATAAATTTTAAAATTATGTCTTAAAGCTTCTTCATAAGATGCAATAATTTGAACCCTTTTATTGTTAAAATTAATTCCAGGTATTTTATCTGCGGTTTTTGGGTCATATTTCCACTTGTTAAAATGGTCTACACCGTCAACATATAAATCTCTGTACCCAAGTTCTTGAAGTTTTCTTGCGGTTGTTACACCCATTCCACCTGTTATATCTATTACAATAAATGCAGAATACATACTTCCCCATTTATAACATACTTCAGCGAGTGTATCAGGAGGAAGTTTACCAACATATTCAAATACTTGTTCACGTTCATCAAAATCAACAATTTGTATTGATGAAAAATCTTCTGAGTCACCCCTACTTACATCGACTCCCATTATATATTTGTGACCTATAACAGGTTCTTTCCAAATCCATATTGAGCCTCCCATCATTTTATTGGTTGGTTCTTTAATTAAATTTTCTCTATAGTTTTGGAGCATCTCAGCGTCAAATACGTTGTCACCTGACCCAAGGAATTTACATTCCAATTCTTGATTAACCTTTCTTCGGTCGTACTTTAGTTTTTTAACCATCGACTCATACCAAGAAGAAGTAGGTTTGTATCCTTGATTAATTAAAACTTTTATATCTTCAAAATTTCTTTCCTTAAATGGAATAGTAGAATAATCAATAGATTCAACCTCAGGATATTCATCCCTGTTTAAATAAAAATGTATAATGTCATTAACTTTAACAAGTGATAAATCCTTAGCGTATCTTGGGTCTTTAAACCAAACCATTTCTGACACTTTAAACTCATTCATATTACGAAGAGCTTGGTCGTATATTTCATAGTAAATTGGGTCAAACCCATTTGGTGTAGAAATTACAATTACTTTACCACCTGTAGAAAGGGATGCCATACAAGCTGCCCAAAAGTCAGAATCGGCTTCAATATAAGCTGCCTCGTCAAATATCAATATCGTTGGGGTGTATCCTCTTAATGCATCTTTAGATGTTGCAACCGCCTTAACTTCACATCCGTTATTTAATTTATAGTGTCTTTGTGAGTTTTTCTCCGCCGAAAATCCAATACCTGTCCACGATGGCCATTGTTCTGTAAATCCTCTAACTTTGTTCGCCATTTCCACGGCAGTATCAAGTTTGTTTGCAATAATCAAAATCTTTTCAGGTTTTGTTTTCTTTGCAAAGGCGAGTC